TGCCATTGCTATAACTGATGAAAATACAGAGCATTTAAAGAAGAAAAATAATATAGATAAATAATATGGTGGCATAATGTTTTGTTTTGGATTCAAGCGACAACGTCGTGAATTGATATCCACGTCTTATAGGTTTCAATTCGCTACCTCATAGTTACGTTCTATCATGACCATCTCTTCCTTTTCCTTTTGGAAGACAGCAATCATCCTGACAATCACGAAGAGCTGACCATAATTTATCATGCTCTCGAACATCATCAGCCTTGTACTCTCGCAAACTTTCAGCATGAGAATCGAATTTTTTACCAAGATCACGCCACATAAAACCTAGCATTGCAGCGAATATTCCAGTAGCAAATAGAAGTATTGGCCAATCAGCAGCTTGTGTTATTGTGAATTGTCGATCAGCTATACGCTCCAATAACTTCAAAAGCACAGCTACTTGCTCTTGAGTCATCATTTCAATTGCCCTTGTTCTATATCTGACAATTTATTTTTAACAACTCTCATTGCTCCAGCTGCTCCATGCCCAGCAAGGCCAGCGATTGCTGCAATAGCTGTATTTGACAAAGACTGATCAAGATTGAATTTTGATGAAAAAACAGCTACAAGAGCAATGGCAATAATTGCTACACATGTTTCAACTACATCCCAATTCATAATGTACCTCAATTATGCCAAGTGAAAAGTACCAGAAGTAATTGCTATTTGACTAGCATTTATGATTGTAAATATATCACCAGCAACCATGGTTACAGCTTTAGTGCCAGTTGAATTAAAAGTAATGGTAATTCCACCATCTTCAGTACAACAGACTAAGTTAATTTTAGTAAACACACCATTTAAACCAGTTCCATCAGTAGAGCCAACAGAAATTTGACCTTCAATTAATGGAAATGCTTGAATAGCCTCACCATATTTATCACGAAGTAAATTAAGCATAAATTATGCTCCTTTAAAATAGCCCTGGAAAACATTTACTGCTTCCAGGGCGTAATGATAATTTATCAGCTCTAATTAATATGCCCGAAGAATCATATAACTAAAAGCGTGAACAGTAGAAGGATCAGCAGAACAAGTTACAGTCATTGTGTTGGCTGTCATAACTACTTTAAGAATACTATCAGTGTCATTAGTAGTGTTGTAAACAACGATTGGAATATCAGTTGCCAATGCACCAGTTACAGTAACAGCTTCTGCTGCAGCACCACCAACAGTTGTATGCGTCCCAGCATAAGCAATATAATGACTGGGTTTGAATGTTCCACGAGCACGCATAATCACATAGTGAAAGCTATGCGCTGTGGCTGGATCAGCAGAACAGGTAACAGTTAGCGTATTTGCCGTACACACAGCCTTGGCAATTGTATCAGTATCGTTAGTCGATCCATAATTAACAAAAGCCAAGTCGGTTGCTAGCACACCAGTGATTGTGATTGCCTCAGCAGCAGCCCCACCCAACGTAGTATGCGTTCCTGCATAAACAATATCAAATTCAGGTGTGATGTTCTGCCGAAGTGTAGCAAAAACATAACTATGTGCTGTACTAGGATCAGCTGAACCAGTAATAGTAATAGCATCATTAGCTGAAATTGCCGCCGCAATCTGATCATTATCATCTGATACTTTATGCCCAACAAAAGCAATATCAGTTGAAAGAATCATCCCAGAACGAGTAATTGTTTCAGTGGTATCTCCACCAGCGCTAGCAACTGGACCACCAGCTAACTTAATTCCATAACCAGCAGTTGGCCCGACAGGAACAAATGTACAAGAACCAACAGTTCCTGCATTAATCCATTGAGTTGCCTGGCCAAGAGCAGAAGCATTCTTAATAAAAATACATCCGGGAGAATATCCCGAAGTCCCAGTAGCTGGCACATTATCACCAGTTACTGCAGCAGAACTAGCGACACCTCCAAAGAAAGCGCCGTTTTTAAAATTTGTAGCAGGCATATAAATCTCCTATAAGAATCCTTGGAAGGCTTACCAACATAGTCGGTAAACCAACCAAGGTCGTTCATTTATGAACAGCCAGTTATTATGCTGCGCCTGGGGAACCGAAAATACCGCGCGGATCAGACCAACCGAATGATCCACGGAAAGTTGCTTTAAACTTAGCATTTTCAGTGTCAAAATCATTCTCAGTCCCAAAAGCGTCAGAACGACGTTCCATGTACTTCAAGCCATCAGGACAGTTCGTCTTGATAAACCAAGCATCAGCATCAGTTAAATAATGATTAACCTTAACGCCACCAGGAAACTTATTAGACGCCCGAATTGCATTGATATCATTATTTGCAGTTCCAGACTGCCCAATGGACTCAAGAATTCTAAATGCATCAAACTCAAGAGCTGTTGGGATAATCAATGCCTGCGACATAATAGCGATTTTAAGTCCGCGATCAGTGGTAAATCCAGCGATGTCAATACATGCCTGCTCTAGGGCAGCTTCACTAAGATCTGCAGCAGTACTGAGTTCATTCCGCCAAGTGCCACCAGACATATTAGGATGGTCAGTAGCACAAAGTTCTTTGCCATCTGAATTAGTTCCCATAGTATAACTGGAGTTAAACGCACGATTTAGGATGTTCGCACCAATTATTTCTTTGGTCTGACGGATAGAAAAAGCCAGAGCATTTGCACGACGCAAGGCAACAGTGACAGCAATACCGTCTTCATACATCTCGCGGGTGATAATAAAACCCAAACCATAAGTAACATGAGTATATCGACTAACGAAACCTTGAGATTGCTCGTCATAAGCAATACCTGCTCCTTCGGTTTTAACTGCAGCAAGCCCAAAACCAGTTACGCCAGCTTCTTCTTCGAAAGCCTTACTGGAATTCATCTTCTCAAAAATATCCAAATACTCAATAGGATATTCTTTATATTTCTGTCCAAACCAGGTTTTTACCCCAGGAATCAAATCTTTTGCAAAATTACTAGTAGTAATAACGCCCATAATAGTTCTCCATTAATTAAAGTTTAAAGAGTTAAAATTAGTAATTAACTAATTAAACATCAGTAGAAATAGTAAGACCAAGCTCATGCTCTCCGAAAAGAACTTGCCATTTTGCAAAATCACCAAGGTCATTATCATCTCGATTAACCAAGCGCAAAATGCGGCAATTACCAGTGGTATCAGTTCCAGTATCACTGGAGTCAAGTTCCATAGCAGACTTGCCAGTAACAGTAGAACCAGTACCAACGATAAAATTGGTGGAAAGTCCTACCATTGCAGCAGTAATAGAGTTGGCATCGCTATCTTCTTGTACCTCAAAAATAACCTGAGGATCATCAACTACAAGACAATACATTGCAGTAGCTGCAGGACGATATGAACGATTTGGAGAATCAGGATGAATCATTGTATAAGGATTATCACCAAATGCAATTACTACACCACGAACAGCCGCACCAGCAGTTGCCTGAGTTACAGTAGGATATTTGCCAGTTGCATCTGCTGCACCAGCACTCTTTACTGCATCTCCAATAAAAGTAGCCACATTGTCAGTAGATGGAATGTAATAAACATTTGCCTGACCATTCCAAGAAGACCCATTCAAATGCTTAATCGGTTTAAACCCGAAAGGGGTATCATTATTAGCCATATCTTTTTACCTCAATAAATTTAAATTTTATCTAATTTCAACACTACCAGACAAGCCATCTTTACCTTCAGCTTTTGAGTTTCTCTTCATCTCATTTTCAACCTTAGTAATTGCTGCTTGTGATTCGGCGCGGTCTGCCGAGTAAAGATCTTCTGGAATTTCCATCAATACAGCACGTTGTCCACCACCGACATGAGGATTTGCTCCACTACCGATTGAAGAAGCTTGACCAAGTTTTGGATCTCCCACTTGATTTACATCATCAACTGTATTCCATCCGGCTTCTTTGAACATCTGTACACGATCTCCAGTGTCATTAACAAACCGACGCACGAATCCGGCCTTTTTCGGTGCAGATAAAATATTTCTTGTCCCTAGTTTAACTCTCTTGCGTGGCTGCTCAGACATTTACTTCTCCCTTAAATTATTAACCTTGCATCTTTGCAATATCATTAACATATTGTTCTTCCGTCATTACTCCGCTACTGGCAAATTGTTTCATAATAGCAACTTGCTCCTGCGTAAGATCGGCTTTAGTAAAATTAGTAGTACCACCTTTATTGGTAGAACGTTCAACTGGTGATGATGGTCCAATGGGTTTAATATCATCAAGTTTTGTATTATCCTCAGTTTTGTTAGATGTAAACTTTTCAGGAAAAACTTCTTCTACTTTCTTCCGAACAAGTGAATAAATCCTTTCAAGTGGAGCACCAACATAATTTTGAGCTACAGTATCAGCAAATGTAGCCATTTCTGGATCATTCAAATACCAGTCGTTATCCTTAACCCAGATTTCATATACATCATTTCGTACATTACCAACTGGTTTATCTTCCTTAGGTTTATCAAGATCCTTCTGGATATCTGCAATCTGATTATCAAGTTCTTCAACTTTGTCAACATCAGCAAGTTCAATGGCAGCCTTACGTTCTTTCTTAAGATCAGTAATTTCTGCCTGCAACTTTTTTACTTCAGCCTGATAGACTTTTTCATTATGAATTTTTAATGCTTCAACAGATCCATTAAGCACAGAGAGTTGATCTTTCAAATCTTTGTTGTGCTTGCTCATGGATTTTTGAATATCTTTGCTGCGCAAAATATAAGTCGCTGCATCAACAGCATCTTCACCAGTATGATCTGCACGCCAACCAAGTTGAGCAGCAATCTCTTCAATTGAATTACTAGCAGCAACTTTAGAAGTTTCAATTACAGGTGTACTATCTTGATTTTCATTAACCTTATCAAGAGTAGGAGTAACTTCAGTTGTTACAACTACATCATTAGTTGGTGTTGCACTGATAATATCTTCAACAAATTCTTCTGGCATAATAACCTCTATTTAAAAAGATAATATTGCAAGTACATCGTTATCGTTAATCAAAACATATTGACCATCATCAGTTCCTTTCATGCTAACTCCAGCATAACGAGAATAACTGATGCGATCTCCAACATTTGCCCAAGGTTCCCCGTTGTCTAGGTCTGCCCAGGCAGAAGCACCCACAGCGATTAATGTCCCAACAGTTGCAGCTTGCTGCTCTTTTTCTCTAGCAGTTTCTGGAATATAAATTCCACCAGCTGTCTTTTCTTCAACTTTGTCAGGCAACACAAGGAGGTGGCCACCAGTAGGTGTAATACCACTAGAATTAACGATGCTCATAATTAATACCCTTTTAAATAATTGTTATTCTTATTTTTAGTAACCACTAACATCGTTATTAGTGGTTGAGAACTCTGTATCACTGAATGAGATGTTGAGAAGCTGGTTTAATCCGTCAATTTGACCAACAGTCTTATTAGTAAGGCCATGTGTTTCTTGTGCAGTATTGCCAATAGTGTTACCTATGGCAAGTTGCTCCATTAAAGAATCTTTAGCTTTAGTAAGCTCTGCAAAAATCTCTTGCGTAACTGGATGTGTTTTCCATTCTTGGAACTGTTCGCTGGTTATCATCATTATTCTCTTTAAAGAAATTAAATTATTCTACAATTTGCCAATCTTCAGCAAGCATATCTGTCTGTGATGCTAGCCATCCTGGCTGCCATTTCTGATCTGCTGTCCACATAACAATATATGGATTACAGTTTAAAGGAGCATCTTCCCCAATATGTTTAGCAGTTCTATCATTAACTTTAGGTCCAGCTTCTTGACTTGAAAATGGTGGAAGATTAAGTTCTGGCATTAATACCAGCCACATATTCTTACCATTCCATCCAATACGTTGAACTTTATATCCATTTTTAAGTGCTCTTATTGCTTCTCCGAAATCCATTCTCATTCTCCTGTAGCTATTCCATATTCTTTACGTAACGTATTATCATCCAGTCCACCTGGAGCCTTTCCTAAACTTTGCTGACTTCTACCAAGTTCTAATTGATTATCAGTTTGTTGCTGTTTAATGGAGAGTTCTTTTTCAGTTTGTGCAGCCTCAACATTTGCTTTCTCTATATCAAGTTGTGCTTTCAAAAAGAGTTACTTCGATTCAATTGAGCGGAAGAACATCTCGCAGCTTGTCTTCGCTGATGATCTTGTCGTAAATTATTTTGCAGAATCTCTGGAAAGGGCTCCCCGCGCTACACATCGCATCTATCTTTATCATAACGAAATCGTTGAACGCATAACTTCTGGTGTGTTTTCCAAATTTGACATTGCTTCCCTGGGGCAGGCCACATCCTCGAAGACTAGCGACACTGATGACGAGACTCCACATTTGTTTCTAGAACAACATCGCTGGTACGACCTAGATGGTGATGGCTATCAAGAGCCTTATATCGTCACTGTGCATGAAGAATCTCAGAAGCTGGTTCGAATCGCTCCTAGGTTTGCCACTGATGGAATTATTCGCAATGATAAAGATGGACCAATTATAAAGATATTGCCTGAACAGTATTTCACGCGGTTTATTTTTATGCCTTCCATAGATGGCGGATTCTATGGTATGGGATTTGGCTCTCTTTTGATGAGCAGCAATTCTGCAATTAACACATTAATTAATCAACTGCTTGATGCTGGTACGCTTTCCAATCGGCAGAGCGGCTTCCTTGGTAGAGGCCTCAAACTCGGTCGTGGGCAATCAATTCAGATTAAGTCCGGCGAATGGAAACCAGTCGATGTAACTGGTGATGATCTTCGCAAGAATGTATTTCCCATGCCAGTGCGTGAGCCAAGTGGCGTGTTGTTCCAATTGCTTGGTCTGCTAATCGATAGTAGTAAAGAACTTGCAAGCATGACAGAAATTCTTGCAGGCAACTCACCAGGTGCAAATGTCCCAGCTGAGTCTGTTCTCGCATTAATCGAACAAGGACTGCAAGTCTTTTCCGCCATCCACAAACGGCTGTATCGTGCTCATTACAAAGAGTTCCAAAAGATACGCCGTCTAAATGCATTGTATCTTGATCAGATGACATACAGCAATGTGTTAGATGATCAAAATGCAATTGTTCAAGCCGATTTTAGTAGCGCTGACTTTGATGTAATTCCAGTATCTAATCCAAATAGTACTACCAATCGCAAGTTGATTCATTAACGAAGCTTTAGCTTTATTAAGTTCTTCAAAAATCTCTTTGGTTACTGGATGTGTTTTCCATTCTTGGAATTGTTCGCTAGTTATCATAGTTGCTTATGCCTGCCATTCATAAACATAGCAATTGTTAGCAATATCTTCTTTTGAAGTCAACTTACCTGAAGTAACTCTACCAAGAGGAAGTGCCTTAATAATTGGAATGCCAGCCTTTTCTAGTTTATTAAAGATCGTCATTGATACATTTTGACTATTGGTAATTTCTTCCATTGTAATCTTTACTACTTTTTTAGTTTCTGCCATTTTATGCTCCTGTCTTTATTCCATATTCTTTACGTAACGTATTGTCGTCCAGTCCACCTGGAGCCTTTCCTAAACTTTGCTGACTTCTACCAAGTTCTAATTGATTCTCAGTTTGTTGTTGTTTAATGTCGAGTTCTCTCTCAGTTTGAGCAACTTCCATAGATTCCTTTTCCATAGAGAACTGATTCTTTGGAATTTCACTAAGAATCTTCTGAGTTTCTGCTTTAATCTTTTCAATATTCGCAGTAAGTTCTTCTACCTCACTTTGGAGTTTCTGAACAGTTAGTTGTTCTGCAGGATTTTCTTCTCCACTAGATAAGATGCTATCTACATCTTCGATTTCCAGCGCAAGTAAATAACGCCTCATTATTTCTTGATCATTCAAACCTTGATTACGCAACTCAAGCATTGCCTTTGCCTTGAGTAGGCGTTGCATCATGGTGGTACTATTTGGATTTGATACTGGAATTACATCAAAGTCAGCACTAGAAAAATCGGCTTGAACTAAAGCATTTTGATCATCCAACACAGTGCTATATGTCATCTGATCGAGATATAGCGCGTTTAGACGGCGTATCTTTAGAAATTCTTTATAATGCGCACGATAAAGTCGTTTATGGATTGCAGAATAAACTTGCAGCCCCTGCTCAATTAATGCAAGAACACTTTCAGCTGGAACATTCGCACCTGGAGAATTACCAGCCAGAATGTCAGTCATTCCAGCAAGTTCTTTACCACTTTCAATCAACAAACCAAGCAACTGAAACAACGTTGTACTTGGTTCACGAACTGGTATCGGAAAGACATTCTTCCGCAGATCATCTCCAGTAACATCAACCGATTTCCACTCACCAGACTTCAACTGAATAGACTTACCACGACCAAGCCTTAAACCACGTCCAAGGAAACCGGACTGACGATTACTAAGCGTCCCCGCATCAAGTAACTGATTCAGTAAGGTATTAATGGCAGCATTTGTACTCATTAACAAACTACCAAAACCCATTCCATAAAAGCCACCATCAACAGATGGCATGAAAAGGTATCTGGTAAAATACTGTTCAGGCAAGATCTTGACTATTGCACCATCAGGGTCTTGAACACCCTGTTCATTATTTGTTCTAATAACTCCATCAGAAGCCCATCGAGGAGATATTCTGACCAGCTTTTGCGTAGCCTCATGAATAGTAACTATGTAAGGCTCCTGATAACCATCCTTATCAAGATCATACCAACGATGCTGCTCAAGAAATAAATGTGGAGTCTCATCATCAATATCAGAAGTCTTGTCTGAAACTGCTTGACCAAGTTCAGCAACATCAAACTTAACAAAAGTTCCAGAAGTTATTCGCTCTACTATTTCATTATGATAAAGATAAATTCTGTGAGTAACTCGTGGTGCACGTTCAAGTGATTCAGCAAAATAATTAACTACTAAGTCATCAGCAAAAACTAAAGATGAGATGTTTTTTCGTTCAATGGAATCAAAATAACTCTTCTTGAAAGCACAACCAATAGCAGGAAGTGTGAACAGTAACTGATCTACACCCTCTTCCCAACCATCCATATGACTAAGCAACTGAAAAGACATGAACTCACTAATGCGTTGAGCCTTTTCAAGTTTTACTCCTTTTGGATCATTGCCAATTACCTTACCTCGAACAACATTATTGCCCTTAATCAGCTCAGGATAAGCTCGTGATGCAAATTGTATACATGCATCAATAATAAGTGGATACTTAACATTTGCTACAACTTCTCCAGCATAAGTTTTCTTCTTGACATGTAACTTTGCAAGATCAATAATTTGTTCATTTAATGCGAGCCACTCAGTTCGACTAGCAAGATCAACCTTATAGCCTTCAAGTGCCTTCGTCGTAATATCACTAATAACTTCACGAGACTGTTTATCAGCAAGATTACTTACTAAGACTATAGCTTCAGCACGAAGCACTTCCTTCTCGATTAACTTTTCAGTAACTTGATCAATAGGTTGATTCTGCTCTGCAAGGATTTCTTCAACTGGTTGTTCTGATGCCCAGATAGGAACTTGTCCTTGAATATTAGAAATCTCCTGATCTGGCAAGGATTGTATTTCCTGTGCGCCCGGTCGAGCCGCTTCGGGCTCGCCTCGGTCGGAATCGGGGGATTCGTACGATAAAGTTATTGCCATGACTTAGTAACCAGTAACATAGTTTTGTTCAGATTCATTATAAAGTTCACTAGCTTCCCAGGCCTCAAATTCCCAGTATGGTTTTGCCACAGCTCGATCAAGACCAGACATAACAAGATATCTCATGCAGTCCA